TAGCAAGCTTATCCTCCTCTTCATATGAATCATATTTTGATAAATTGTCCTCAGCTAATAACCACTGAGAGTTCAGATAGTGCCAACAATACTTATTGTCATCTGGCAAATTCCACGCAGAGCATGGGATTATTTCATCTATGTGAACCTCATCTTTTTCAGTTTTAGGTCTTCCGTAGCGATCCTCAAATGTTTTGTGTAGATACTTGAGCCATTCTTCGGATGTCATACAAAGGTCGTCAAGTGTGTGAGTGGGGTTTGGGAATCTCGTAGCGTCCCGTCTTCTACTTCTTCTTAAGGATGCTATATGACCCTGTGGATCGCAATCTTTACATCGTGAACGCTGTCTATTGTGTTCGCAGATTTGGCTTCCATTACATTTCTTACACTGCGAACACTGTATATTATGCTTACATATTTGAGAACCCCCACACTGTACACAAAAAGAACGCCTTTTATTGTGTGTACATATTGATCCACCTTTACACGGTTTACATACCGAACGCTGTCTATTGTGTTCGCAGACTTGACTTCCATTACATTTCTTACACTGTGAACCTCGTCTACCATGTTCACAAACTTGAGATCCACTACAGTCTATACAAATAGAACGCCTTTTATTGTGTGTACATATTGATCCACCTTTACACGGTTTACATACCGAACGCTGTTTGTTGTGTTCACATACAGATCCACCAACCTTTAGACCCAATTCCGCTCCCAAAGCTTTACAATCTGGATTTGAACATCTATCAGTCCTTTTATCACACAAACAGTACCATTGTTTCCCCTTTTTATAAAACTCTTTCTCACAAGGTTGGCAAAGTACCACCTCTTCCATACATTCTTTAATTTCCATGTCTTTAATGTGATATTTCTCAAGAGTTTCGTTTTTTGGTAGTTTTCCAGTGTTCTTCATGTGGCGTAAGACTTCTTTGCGCGCACGCTTATACATGAAGTCGGGATCTTTTTTACATTTTTCATATCTATCAGAATATGTTGTGGACTGCCGTGTATTTAGACATTTCATACCCTTAGCTTCCCAATCTTTAATCAATCTCTTATATAACTCTTTCATATCTACACCACTGTTATGCAAAACATTCAATGTAGAGTTGGTGGTAAAATCATCTTCGTGCCACCCAGCAGTTAATAATTTCTCAAGTTCTTCAAACTTTTTAGGAGATTGTTTAATTTTATAGTACAATCTAGAGACCCATCTTTCCACACCATAGAATGGTAAAGTCTTTCTTTTATTTATAGATACGAGATCAAGACATGGTTGTGCGTACTCTACATATTTAGACTCTAACTTTTCTATGAGTTCATCTCGCGTAACCGCGGGTAGAAGTGAAAACCCGTTTTCGTCTAGTCTCATTTTGGCTTGACCTATCCAACAAGTACCAAGTTGCTCATTCTCAAGGATGAAAAATGAAGTTGGGTGGTGATCCATACTCATATGTGAGAAAATAATTATCACTTTTTAAAAGTGATTGTCCTGGGTTTTTCATTTTTTGAAAATCTGTCAACACATCGGGACATGAATGAAAATTTTTATTTTTTCTAGAGAGATAAACTTTGAAGTATCTTATAACTTTTAAAAATTTTTATAGTAATTATTTTTTGTATTTGTCCCAAACTGTTGACAGAAAATTTGGAAATCAAGATTGTTAAAGATAAAATCTACTTTACATGTAAGATGGAAGAAGAGACTGTGACGCTTCCTAAACCACCAGAAGACTATGAGTATGTCTTAAGAAAGAAACCACCATTAAGAGATAAAGATCCATCGGAACTGACAGCGAGGCAGTTAGCAACTCGGACTTACCGTGAAAAGAATAAAGAAAAATTGGCAAAGTATAATCGCGAATATCAGAAAAAGAAAAATTCAGGAAAATCTGTCAACACATCGGGACAATCACAATAAATTATTTTTTTGTTATACAGAAACTTTTCAATTTAACAATAAGTTTTAAAAATTTTTATAGTAATTATTTTTTGTATTTGTCCCAAACTGTTGACAGATTCTTGACCACCTAAGTATATCATCCCTATGTAAAAATCAAACCAAAACCATGAAGATTGAAGAACAATACAATCGTGCAAAGGACAATTTCAATGGTAGGCTATTCGCACCCTACCAACGCGAAGGTGTCCTTTGGGCGCTCACTATGGAGAATCAAACTTCTGGACCAAAAGGTGGAATATTAGCAGATGAAATGGGATTGGGAAAAAGTGCGCAATTGATTGCTACTATGCTTGGAAATCCCAAGAGACGCACACTCGTCGTCGTACCCAAATCTATTATCACACAATGGGTGAATGAAATTAAGAAGTTTGCCCCCAACTTATCCGTCGGTGTTTTTGATGGACCAAAGAGGTCTATTACAGATATCCTTAATCATGATATTGTGATTACTCCATATTCTCTCTTGTCGACCACTGAAGAGACACCTATTCATATGTATGTATGGGATCGTATCATTCTCGATGAAGCCCACGAAATTCGGAACAAATCTTCAAAACTCTTCAAGAGTGTGTGTAGAATCAAATCTGATATCAAATGGATTGTGACTGGTACTCCAGTCTTCAACTCTATGAATGACTTTGTGTCCCTGTGTGCTTTCCTTGGTATTGAGAAACCTCTTGTCCAAGGTATGACCAACAAGATCAAAGACATTTACATCCTTCGAAGAACCAAGGATGATCTTGCGAAAATCAATACGCGATTGGAACTTCCACCATGTCACTTTGAAAATGTTGAACTTGATATGTTCCCAGATGAGAGGCAATTGTATGAATTTGTCTTCAAAGATGCCCAAGATACAATTAAAGATGCTTTCAAACATGCTGTTAGTTTGAATTCAAAAAATATGGTCATTTTGGAATGTCTTCTTCGTGCCAGGCAATGTATGATTTGGCCACAAATGTACCTAGATGGTATCGCCAAACAAAATCAAACACAACCAGAAGAGTGGATTGGTCGATCAAATAAGATGGAAACTCTTTTCAATATGATCAGAGGACATCCAGATGAAAAGACGCTTGTATTTTGTCAATTCAGGGGGGAAATGGACTACATTCAGAAGAACCTGGAGTGTCCAACTTTTAGAATTGATGGTTCTGTACCCAAGGAAGAACGGGATAATCAGGTGACTCTTTTCAAGCAAGCACCACCTGGTTCGGTTTTCATTATTCAAATTAAGTCCGGTGGTCAGGGTCTCAACTTACAAGAAGCGACGCGTGTTTATATTACGGGACCATCTTGGAATCCAGCAACAGAACTCCAAGCTGTTGGGCGTAGTCATCGCACAGGACAAACAAAGCAAGTTTATGTGAAGAAATTGATTTACAAGGAAACCGATACATTTGTGAGTGTTGAGGAAGAAATGATGGCACTTCAAGGTCACAAATCTATTGTGTGTTCAAAAGTTCTAAATGATGAAAGAATTGAAAAACAAATTCCAGTCAAAAGAACTACAGAGAAAATTTCAATTTTGGACATCAAGAAAATATTCCGCGCATAAGGTATAAAAAGATGTCGATGAAACCAGTAGGAAGCCGAGCCGAAGTGTTCCACGGAACCGCCGCGAAGACCTCAGGTGGTCTCACCCAAAAGGATCTCATGTTGGATCCAAACGATGGTCAAATCAAGTCAGTTGCCGCCCACAAGGCTGCTCTCAAGCGCATGGAGCGTGAAGGTAAGAAGCACTTGACCAAGGTGTTCAAGCCAAAGAAGGGTAAGTTCACCCTTCAGCCCAAGGAAGGTACTAAGGAGTACAAGAAGAAGATGAAGAAGATGGCGTAAAAATTTGTAGGTGTATTACAAGAATGACTCTCGCGAAGTGGGACGAGTCTGTACGACTGGCTAAGATAAAGCTAGGTTTGGACCCAAAGAGTTTTACCAAGATTCAGGGTAAACTTCTTAAGGAGGCTCAAATCATATATCACCTTCTTCTGTTGAATAAAAATACTAATAATAAGTAAAAGATGTTTAAAGCGGTACTCGCTGGTGCCAAGGCGGGGGCTAAGTTTGCTCCAAAGTTAATCAAGGCTGGGGCCAAATCTGGTGCGAAGTATGGCAAGGTTGCGGCGAAGCAGGGTGCCAAATACGGCAAAACTGCAGCTAAACAAGCCAAACAAGAGCTTAAGAAGGAAGCCCGAGAAATGGCGGAAAATATGAAAAACGAAGCCTTCAGATTACAAAACAATTTAAAAGCTACGGCTAAAACCATGGCTTCAAATTATGTTGATGCCCAAAAAAGGCGTATCTACCAAACTAACCGTGGTGCGATTTATACTAACATGAGTAATGGGAATCGTAACTATGATCCAACCCCAGCTTACTACAATAAACCCGGTTCAAATGAATACAAACCATTGTATTAGATTTGAAATTGAAATCCTTTGAGGTTTTGTGGTTCATATACTACAAGTTGATGAAGTTTCCAAGTACAACCGAACTTTCTGTTCAAGAAATATACACTATTGAGTTCAACAATAGCATGACCACTATTTCTTGCATAGAGACCATTTGAAACTTCTGTCTTAATCGGATTCTTATTTGCGTCATACACAGCCGCCTTAATCATTTCGTTATGATCAGTATCAACTTTTACGCGAAACTTTGGTTCACGATCTGGACTTTCCTTAATGTTTGAATTGAACATTGGGGCAAGTTCTTCGCGGGTCATCTTCTTATCAAATATTTTTTCACTTTGTTCAACCACGGCATCGATAATTTTGTTTTCAATAGTTTTCAAAGAATCATAAAACTTTTTAATGTAACTTCCATCTTCATCATATCCCTTAAGAGCCATGTCAACATTGTATTTAGTTGGTCCGACTTCGGGTGTAAATCCTGACACACCAAATGGCATGTACAGACGTGGAAATTGAATTCGCACCGGTGTACCTTCTTTTGTTGAAAGAACAATTTTTCGGTTATTGAATTCGGCAATTTCCAAATTTTCGATAGCGTCGTTGATTTTAGACATAATGCTAAGTAAATATCATGTTAAAACTTTAAGCTGAACAAGCCACACACTCTGGTTCAAGACTAAATTGAATTGGTCGAGCCTTTGCCTTTGAGCGTAAATAGTACATTCCCGTCTTGAGTCCCTTCTTCCAAGCATACATATGCATCGATGACAATTTTGAAAGCGTTGGACTTTCCATGAACAAATTCATAGATTGTGATTGATCAATGAAACGACCTCTATCCGCTGCCATATCAATGACATCCTTCATTTTAATTTCCCAAACTGTACGATATAACTTCTTGATTTCATCTGGAATATCTGTAATATTTTGAATTGAACCACCCGCTTTCACCATGAGATCCTTCATGTCCTTATTCCAAAGACCAATCTTTTTGAGATCTTCTACAAGGTGTTTGTTCACAATAACAAATTCACCAGCTAACACTCTTCTCAAATAGATGTTGGTTGTATATGGTTCAAAACATTCATTGTTTCCAAGAATCTGGGCGGTAGAAGCCGTGGGCATCGGTGCCATCAAAAGACTGTTTCGAAGACCCTTCTCCTTGATACGCTCCTTGAGAGCGTCCCAATCATAATGAAGCTTTGTCTCACCTTCCCACATATCAAATTGAAGAATACCCTGCGATGCTGGAGATCCTTCAAAAGTTTCGTATGAACCATGGACTTCTGCCAATTCACAACTCGCTTCGAGAGCTGCGTGATACATTGTCTCAAAAATACGAGCATTGATTTCCTTTGCTTCATCGGAATCAAATGCTTGTCTACACATAATAAATACATCCGCGAGACCTTGAACACCAAGACCAATTGGTCTGTGTCTCATGTTTGACTTTTTAGCAGTCTCAACGGGATAAAAATTTCTATCAATAACTCTATTCAAGTTCTTGGTTACAGTTTTCGTAACTTCGTGAAGTTTTTCATAATCAAAAGTGCGAGTCTCTTCATCGACATATTTTGGAAGGGCGATCGACGCCAGATTACAAACAGCCGTCTCATCCTTATCAGTGTACTCTAAAATTTCGGTACAAAGGTTGGAACTTTTAATTACACCCAAATTCTTTTGGTTACTCTTCTTGTTACAAGCATCTTTGTAAAGCATGTATGGAGTACCCGTTTCTGTTTGTGACTTAAGAATAGCCTTCCAAACATCCGCTGCTGGAATAGTGGAATTGGCTCTTCCTTCTTCCTCATATTTCGTGTAGAGAGCTTCAAACTCATCTCCAACAGCTTCCGAAAGACCTGGTGCTTTGTCTGGACAGAAAAGAGACCACTGACCACCTTGTTCGACTCTCTTCATGAATAGATCTGGAATCCAGAGAGCGGAGAAGAGATCGCGACATCTCGCTTCTTCATCACCTTGATTGAGACGCAACTCCAAGAATTCCATGATATCCGCATGCCATGGCTCAAGATACACCGCGATAGACCCCTTTCGACGTCCCGCTTGATTTACATAGCGCGCAGTCGCGTTAAATACACGAAGCATAGGAATAATACCGTCTGATTGACCATTTGTACCTCTAATACGAGACTTATTGGCTCTTACATCGTGGATGTGCATACCAATACCACCAGCCCACTTTGAAATTTGGGCACATTCAGTAAGAGTGCCATAAATACCGTTAATTGAGTCTTCCTTGTTCGCAATTAAGAAACACGAACTCATTTGAGGTCTTGGTGTACCCGCATTGAAAAGAGTTGGTGTCGCGTGAATGAAAAGACCTTGAGACATCTTGTCATAAGTTTCCAAGACAGATGGGATATCTTCACCATGAATACCAATAGCGACTCTCATAAACATGTACTGGGGAGTTTCCATCAAAATACCATCAAGTCTTTGAAGATAAGACTTTTCAAGTGTTTTAAGACCAAAATAACCAAAATCATAATCCCGTTTAGTGACAATATCGTCCCTGACGCGTCCAGAAATGCGCGCAACTTCTTCTGTTACGATACCCGCTTTAGCCAATTTCTTCATAGCAATATGAAAGTTGTTTGGACACACCTTTTGGATATTACTAGCCGTGATACGGGTCGCTAAAATTTCGTAGTCTGGATCGGTTGTAATCATACCGATACACACTTCAGCAGAAAGGGTGTCAATCTCCTGAACATTGATACCATCATAGAGAGAAGAAGCAACTTGTTGGGCAACTTTGGAAGAGTCGCAATTTTCTGAGAGTCCATACGTTAGATTCTTGATCCTATTGGTGATGTTATCAAACTTCATATCCTCAATACGACCTGAGCGCTTAACGACTCTCATCCTACTTTACTAATTAATCTACTTGTTTTATTTTTAACTTACTTGAGGCACTTATTAAGATCGCCACTTCTGACCTTCACAGTACCGAAGGTTTCAAACTTGCGGTCAGACTGGAGTAGGTGGGTATTGTTGAAGAAACGACCTTCTTCACCTGGACGAGAAACTGGGGCATAGGAACCGACGAAGCAGGCTGGTGGTTGGCAGGGAATTTGCTCAACATTTTTTGGCTTGTTGGCATAAGCTTCATCAAAGTCAGCGATGTTCAACATTTAGTATTTACAGAGTTTTTTTTCGGAGGCTATATTAAATGTGTGACAACCTCCACCTCGATTCTCTCAAGCAGTGTGAGACACCACTCAACACCCTGTTCTTTTCTGAGTTCAACCAAAATCTTCTCCAGCGTGGAATTCGTCAGGCGTTCAAGGACAAAACTGGTATTGCCATTGACTACCAAAACTCGGACGACCTTTACGGTATCATGCGTGTTGTTTTCATCAACAACTCTGGTGATCACTACTCTGGTGTCAATCAACAAGTGCGTATGATGAACGAACGCGTTATCAAAACCGCCATTGGTCAAATTCAAACTGGTGTTTCGCAGTACATTGCGTACGCGAACGACATAGATACAATCGCAACACCTCTTGCTCAACCCATAAACACAAGCACTGTGGGTATGAAAATGGGTAAGAATGAGAAGATTGGTATTAATTAAAGTTTTGGGTCGTTAACAAAGTAAGATGAGTTTGAATTATTACAAATCAGAAACTGAAAAAGTATGTAAATCAAAGGGATGGGACCGTGCCGCAGTTGATACTGTGTGGCTTCTTCTTACCGAAGAAGTTGGTGAATTGGCGTCGGCCATCCGACAATACAAGAAAACGTATAAGAAAACTGGATTGAAAAAGGAGCGTGGTACAGATGTGATGATGGAAATGGGTGATGTTTTTAGTTATTTATTTCAATTGGCACACATGCTGGATGTAGATCTAGATAAGATGTGGGAGGAACATAGGTCTAAAATGAAGACCAAGAAATATAATCTGAAGTAAAGATAACTATGAGTCAGTATATGCTCAATGACGAAGATGCCATCAATGATGTCAATCCATTTGTCTCACGCGATTTCTCCCTTCCAGGAGGTGTGAGACAGACGGGTGATTTTGAAGATTTCACTGAATTGAGATCCGAACCAGGTATCGCCAAAAAGGAAAAGAGTGTCTATTGTGACTATGGACTTTGTGCCGAATCTACGAGTGAATGCTCTTTATCTAGACCACTTCATCCAAGAAGAAACATTGATACTGGATTTACCAAGAACAATAGAAAGTTTGTTCATCCAGTTGTCATTGGTGTAGCCAAAAACCCAAAAATGTCCATCATAGGTGCTTCAATTCTCATTTTGGCTATTGCTCTAATTCTATATTACGCAAGACGCTAAAAAAGTATTCAAGTCTTGATTCACTTTCACATCTTTGAACCAAATCTGTAAGCGTTTCAACGCAAAACTTCTTAATAAACTCCCTCTGCCAAGCACTCTTCACATTAATACGAGGTGCCTGGAATGTGGGATCCAAAATTTTACTTGCGTTTGCTACGCGAATATATGTGTTTACATGTTGTTTTTCAGCAATGATATTTTCAAGGGCAAGTTCTGCCATTTTTTGTTTAACTTCAAAAGTTTTTTTACACATAGTGTCCAAAAACTTTTCATATGGAATTGATTGTGTCTTGGACTTTAGAATAACCCAGTCTGCGAGAGGTTTGGTGTTTATGTAATCCACATAGGTTTCGTAACCCTTCCCACAGACAAATCTTTCGTATTCAATTTCAACATAGTCCAAACCAGAATCAATGTCATAGACGGCCTTGGCCGACTTGATGAATGAAGACATTTGAGAAAAGACGTCTCTATTCTCTAAGCAAAAAAAACCTTGGCATAATTTAAGCTAGATAATATGGGCAGGCGGCGTGGAAGAACAAATGTCAAACTAGTTATTTTGATCGTAGTTGTCATATGCTGTTGCTGCTTAGTTTCATCTACAACAGCTGGCGCTGCGACAGTGACCACACTTGGAGGAGAGAAAAATGTGGGTCCAACTGGGCCAGACTATCCAACTGGAAGATATGTTAAACTTCAACAGACTACAGCCTATGATTCAACAAACGTTGGAAATGAGTACAAAATCTTAAATTTGGCGGAACTCGAAGTTTTTGATGAAAATGATAAGAAGATATCTCACCGAAGACCCGTAACCGTGAGTTCTGGATCTGGTACCAGTTTAACAGATGGTAGTTTCAACAATTTCGCACAGACAAACACTGGAGATCAACGAGAATTAGATTGGATGATGGTAGATTTGGGCGCTGAACACAAGATTAAGGCTATTTTAATTACAAATAGAACCGATTGTTGTAAAGATAGAGCCATTGGAATTAGAGCAATAGTTTTGGATAGTAATAAAAAAACTGTCAAATCTACACCAGCCATAGTAATAGTTGAAGATAGCTATGAGTTTGTTTTTGATGAAAGTAAGGGTTGGTCTAGACCAGGAGGAAACGAAACTTAAATGTCTATGTATAGTAAATGTCACAACAAGGTGTCATTATAGGACTACTTATTTTAGGTATGTTCATATGTTCAAGTTCGTCCTTTATGGTTACGGCATTGGCACTGGGTGATATAAACAAAATTTCACCTTCACCTTCACCTTCACCTTCACCTTCACCTTCACCTTCACCTTCATCTACGAGTACAAGCACGACTTCGGCTCCAGTAAGTGTATTACCAAAAGGACGCTACGTGAAGTTGATACATACTGTTGCCTATGACGCCAACGCCCCAGGTAACGACGACGACAAAAATGCTATTATAAATGTTGCTGAACTTGAAGTATTTGACTCAAATGGTACCAATTTAGCTTCTGGAAAATCAGTTCAAGCTGCAAACTTTCATCCAGCTGGTCCATTGGGTAATCTCACCGACGGTAACAAATCAAATTTTGCTCACACACTAGGAAGAACTACATCCGAGTATGATTCTATGACGGTGGATCTTGGTTCCATTAAAGAAATCAAAAAGATTGTAATTACTAATCGAGTTGATTGTTGTGGTCACAGAACAAAAGGTGTCAAAGCCGTTATTTTAGGTTCAGATGGTAGTACTGTAGTCAAAGAAACTCCTGCTATCACAACCACGGCTGACATATATACACTCACTTTCCCAGGAAACACCTGGAGCTAACCTAAGTCGTCAGTTGGTACTTAAAAGTCAGATAAAGACGAGAAAGCTGCTACACAAATGTATTCGGCTATTGCCAACAACAGCTTTTCCTACCTTCTCACACTTGATGAGTTTAGGAAGGAATTACCAGAAGAAACAAAACCTTCTTGGATAAAGATTACAACAATTACGATGGTTTCAAGCTTTATCCAAGAGATTGATATTAAAAAGCTTCGTCACATTTTTGAAAATTTGGGGTCATTTAAGTTGAGACGTTCGGGTACCGGTGGTGATGCTGGATTTGAATGGAAATTGAAACCCACAACTTTTTACAATCAAGTGACTTTGACCTATCATGACAGCTACAGCACCAAGTCTGTTAAAGTATTTCCAAATGGATCTATTCAAGTTGCTGGTTGTTGTGATCTCTTTGATTGTAAGAGAATCATTACACAACTGACTTACATTTTTAAGACTTTCTTGGGTATGGAAGTACAAATGCCAGTTGATTCTTTTCGTGTTGTCATGATCAATTCAAACTTCAGTCTCAACTACAACATTAATCTTATGAGAGTTGCTCAGCATTTTGAAAATCACCCGGACATTTTCAAGGTTTCTTTTGAACCAGACAGATACAGTGCCGTAAAAATCAAGTTTCAACCAGCACAAGACATGAAAGAAATCACTACGAGCATCTTTTCTACGGGTAAGATTATTATCACTGGGGCTGAAACTCTCAAGGAAATCGCATTTGCTTACAACATTATCAATCAACACATCAATGATGATCCTCAAATTCGTGTTTCACCAACGGAAGAGAAGGATGTCTTTGATGTATTTTTGGGACATAAATGTGAACCTATGATTGAACTTCTCAGAAAACGTGGATTCAATTCGTGGCTTCAAACAATTACCAACAGGCAAATTAATTTCTAATGTTACAGTAATAAAAATGTCTCAACGACTTGGAATGGCAGATGGACGATGCTTCACCATCAACTCCTCAGCGCAACTTACAAACAACTACTTGATGAACCAACATGGTGTCAGCCTTGAAGACAACTATTCTTACCGTCAGCTTCTCCAAAAGCAAGGTCCAGAATTCTTGAACAAGCTCCAAGAACAATCCCGCTCGACCTGCGACCCATGTGACCGATACACCGACATGTCCAAGACTTATTAGGTGAGGTAAATTTTAATAAAAACTTTAAAACCATACTCTAGAATGTCGCCATGTGCAATATGTCTCAATGATGTGAGATCGACAAGAAATAATTCACCGATCCGCTGCGGACATATGTTCCATTCGCACTGTCTAGAGGAATGGAAGAGTAAAGGTAAGAATACTTGTCCCCTTTGTAGAAAAGTATTTGACGTTTCACAGTTTAAGGTTATAGTTACAGTTCAGAACAATTACACAGCAACTTCAAATACTGTGTCATTGGAGAGTGAAGCTATTTTCAATATAATGGATATATTTGATATGTCTTTTGATGTTGAAAATACGGTAGATTTAGACAGTCTTTTGGCGGACCTTGGGGTGAGTCTGTCCGACCTTGATTCCCTTGTCCTTGACGCAGAATGAACTACAGTAGCGTTCATAGTTTAGCCCGGGGTAGTTCCTAGAAGCTTTGCGAGGATCGGTAATAGCCTTTCCCTTTGCATCAGTCAGAAGTGGTCCAGTAGCCCACCCACGCTTGTGACTGAATACATTGGCTCTAAATACGATACGTCTATTTGGACTGAATTTACCAGCCCGCTTAACTCTGGACAATGGAACTTTGAAAAACTTGGCGACGGATTCTTGTGTGTCACCGGGTTTAATACGATATTCTACAACCCCATGTTGAACATAGAAGTGGAAATCCCCTTGACGAATGTAATTCGTTGGTCTTCCAGGACAAACAAACATCATAACTTTGTAGTACCCTTTCTTACATTTTTCATTTGGTTTAACTCTGTAAATCTTTGTGGGGTTATCTGAAATCACACGCTTTGGGAGTCCTCGGCAGTGTGTATAGTCGTGATTTTTGTTTGAAAGACCTGAACGATCACCTGGTATCGACTTTTGCCATCTGTATGCTTCATAGTCTCCTACCGCATACGCGTAGCAGTTATTGTTACCAATACCAGTCGCCGTACCCCAGCGCTTGGTGGTAAATTTTCGTTCAGAACCACTCAGTGGAAGTTCTTTCATTTGTAGTCTGTCTAGAAAAAAATATAGCTATCTAATAAAAATGATCAAGGAAGTCGCCCAGTCTAAAACCAAGTCTGACATGCTCACCGAGCTTCTCGTCTTCATCCTCAACATTCTCATCGCGACTTTCGTCCTCCGATTTGCGTGGAACAGATCTCTCGTTCCACACATCACCATCCTCAAGCCACTTGAAACCATGCTTGATGCTTTCATTCTTGCCTTGTCCTTGAACATCCTTCGTGGTGTTTAAATTTCATTGTAACCAATGATCTTTTCGCCATTAGGGCTAACAAGAGTTGGGAAGGCTTCCATACCTGAACAACCTTCTTTATCGCAATCGACAAATTTGAATGGCTTACCAGCCTTTTTCATGTAGTCTAACTGCTTACGAGTCCATCCACAACCCATGGTCCCGTAAATAGTCCATTGTTCTCCATTTGAAACTGACGCGCTCACTGTGACATCAACACGTCGCTTTCCTGTTTGGGAGAGAATCAAAAGATCGATGAGAATGAGGAGAGCAAGAAGCCACATAGTTTTATTATGTGTAAATATAATAAATGTCGTTAACTGTACTCTCCATAGGTAACAAAAATGTCACGCTCAAATACACCAGAAAAATGCCTCGTGGTGAAGTTGAACGGATGAAGTCATTCGTTTCAAAAGGTGGGGTAAAGCTCGTTAAAACACCAAAGTTTAAGATACTTTCCGTTGTTGATGAGGGTACAAAACGAGTTTTCAAAATCGTACTTTAATTACATATTTTTTATGAACTTACAC